GTTTTCCAACCAATCACATCTAATATATTTTTAATTGGTTGAAGAAATGACTTGTCAAATTGTAAATCATAATCAATATATTTTTCCAAATCAAATTCTTTTGGTAAATGAGTTGAAACAGAAATTACATTCTCATGTAATGGATTTGGTTCCTTTAGATATGCAAACTTAATCTTTTCACTCTCACGAATAAATTGATACTTTTTAGTAAGTTTATGTTTTCTTAATAGATGATTATATAATAGAACACCCCTCACATGAATTGGTGTACCTTTTATATATATACTTTTTGTAGATGAATATTTTTCAACACCATGAACTGATCTTGGAAATGCTATTTGGTCAAAAGACAAATTATTAAATTCTTCACGATACTCTGATATACTTTTCATTACAGTATCTTCATCAGTATTAATAATAGTCTTAATTAATTCTTGTATATAATTACGACACCATTCAGGCGTAGAACTACGAACACTCTCTATGCCCATGATCTTGAGCTTGGGCTCTTTATACTTTACCCCTTCTGAATCATAAACATTAAGTATGTATCTTTTTTTTGCTGTCCAAATACCCTTATCTGCAATAACCTCTCTACCCATCTGCATCTTTTGTGCATAAGAGTTCACATACGAATGAAGAACTTGATAACTATTATTGATAAATGGTTCAATTTTATCCTTACTAATCTTATCCAAGAAGGTGATAATTTTTGTTGTGTCGTTAGTCTCTCTTGTCTTTTTAAAGACCTCAGAAACAAGTCTGTCAAATGTGACATATATGCTATCCGTATCTGATGCGACAACATAATCAATATCCTTTGTATTTAATAGTTTATTGATATATGTATTTATACTTTTATCAATCCAACGAATTGCAAGCTGTCCTGCTGTAGTTATGCCCTCGGCCATTTCAAGTGAATAATAACGAAAATGTTGATTTGCTAATGCACCATAAGCACTATTCAACAAAATCTTTTTTGACATTTGAATATTATTATATCTGGATATATTATTAATAACCGTTTGTTTATTCTTATAATTACCATCTTCTAACTTTTGTTGTTCTTGCAACATCTTTTTCTTAAACGCCACTCGTTCATTATACATATCTTCCATCAGTTGTGGAAGAAATCCCTTTTTCTTTAAAGTAAAATGTTGACCATTTGGAGTAAGTGTTAGTTGTTTTGTTTTTAAATAATCAGTATCTAATTTCTGTTCTAACAATCCTGTTACTCCAATATCTCTGGAATCAGAACACACAACACCATCATATAAAGTTTCTGGACTTATATTATACTGTTGAATGAGATGAGGATACAAAGAATTAAGATCAAAACTCACTACCCATTTATGCAATCCAGCTTGTGGTTCTTTAACATATGCACCAATAATCTCTTTTCTTTCACCTTGATCTGTCTGTTGAGGAATAATAATGTTCTTACGTTTTAAGAAATTATAGATAATGGCATCCCAAGTTCTCACGGGAGAGAATACATCTTCAAAATTAATCTTCGATTCATATGCAAGAGTAATAACCAACTCAAGCAACTTCATCTTCTCCTCAAGCTTCTCTACAATCTCAACATCACGGATATTGTATTCAATAAATTTCTGGTAATTCGTTTTATATAGATCATATCCCTGTACATCTTCTACGGATAACTTTTTCAAACCAAGTTCTACTGAACCAATGTAATCTAAACGATATGATTCTCTAACTTTGTATGTAAACTTCTTATACAAATCAATATAATCTAATGTAGATACACCAACAAGAGTATAAAACTGATTTTCTCTACCGGCTATCACAACACTTCGATCATTCAAAACACCAACAGGAGATAATCTTGCTGGTTGTTTATCAAGATTCTTAATGCGATTAACTAGATATGGAATATCAAAGAACTTACAATTCCAACCAGTAACAATATGTGGATAATTAGTTTCCCACCATTGAAGAAAGTTCTCTATCAAATCATCTTCATCATCACATTCATTATAAAATATTTTCTTTGTTTGGTCATGTGGAACATAACCACTTGTTCCCCACACATGGTATTCATCTGTTGAACTATTATGAACTGTGATTGCTGTAACATCAGAGGCAGCTGCTTGAATGTTTGGAAATCCATGTTCAGCAGAAACTTCAATATCTATTGTATAGATTCTAAGTTTGTTTATGTCCCATTGAAACTTCTTCGGATATTTCTCAGAAATATATTGAACAAGATAATTTGGATTGCCATAAACAGGAAAATCAGCAATACCTTTATGCTCTTTAATGAAATTTCGACAAGTTGAAATATCATCAAATTTCATATCAGCAACTGGTATACCCTTTAATGTTTTAAAACGGCATTTTTCCTGTGGGGCGTTAATATACATGGTTGGTTGAAAGTTTATAAAATATGAATGTTCTTCATTTCCATCAAACTCTCTCACATATATTTTATTTCGTAATAATCCAATGTAGGTATAAAACTTCATTATATAATTATATCAAAAAAAGAGTCAAAAAACAGGGAACAACCTAATGAACTATATTAGATTCTTCAGGCATCACAAGACCAGACCCAAATACCCTGTTATATTCATTCTGTAATTTTATATCAGGTGTTACTATTGCCATAATATGTTGATCTTTTAAAAAGATTTCTTCATCTTCACTTAATGTAATCCATGGCTGAAAACCAATTTTATCTTTAGATACAGGAACCATTACAACAGGATTGGTAATTGAACTCTTTTCTTGATCCCATTCACCAATCAATTCTTCTGCGGTTGTCATTCTTATTACTTTAATATTCATATTATATCCTATCATTCAAAAATTTTCTCATCTATATGTGTTGCATCTTTTGCTTCTTGTTCACCAGCAGATTTTATTCCTACATTCCCGATACTATACTTTGCTTGCAAATCCCATTCATCTTTCTCACCAAACGGAAGAATCTTTAATTGACGAATTGGAACAGTTGGTTGTGCTTTTTCTGGTTCAACAAGTTTCACCAGCTCCCATTCATGCAAAAGATTAGCAACTGTATTTCTTCGTTCAATATCATTCTCAGAAATATTAGTTGGCTTACCATCAAGCGCAAACAATTCTTTAAAATGAACTATGTAATATTTACCTTGTTTGTGAAGTATATGGCATGATTGAAATAACTTTTTTTCTTTTCTTGAAGCTATCCCAATTCGTGTGAGGGTTTCTTTGACTTTTAAAAAATCATCATCTTCTTTTAATTTCACTTCAACCATATCATCTATTGACCACTTCGCTACATCTTCCATTGTAATCTCCTTTCAAATTCATAAAAAAACCATTATATAATATTTATACTACGGAGATTTTCCACCCTTGCTCAATCGCTGTTTCAGCTTATTAACATCATCCTCAGTCAATATATTTAAACATTCTAACGCTCTTTTGTTACTATACTTGTAATATTCTTTAACAACAGCTAAATCTTCTAACTTCTTTACTTTAATCCAGCCCTTAAAAGGTCTTTTCTTTTTATCAACTGTCTGATGTAAAAAATCATAATGTGCTTTAACCTCAAGCATTGGATTCTCATTCATCATATTTGCATAATGTATCAAATCTGGATGATAAGATAAAGAACGATTTATGAAAAATGGTTTATAATCTTTTCGTTCTCTAATACAATCACCATCATAATCATTCTTCTTCATCAAATCATTCGCATACTCAAATGGATTCATTAATCCTCCTCTGGAGGTGGATGATCTACTCTCCAATCACTTTTCATATTAGCCTTCAAAGTATCATCATATGGATTCCAATTTATATCTCTCAGCCTAGCAAGTGGATTCACTTTCCTCTTCTTCCTTCGCAGTGGAAGCTCTTCACTAAAAGGACCGTCAGCGTGTCTTTCGTCTGGATGTTGATTCATGTATTCTTCTATCTGAGCTCGACCACGTTCAATTTCATCTTTCCATCTATTCAACCACTCTTGTTTGTCTGAGATATTTTTATCTTTATCATCTTCTTCTGAATTTAAAAGATGATTCATACGAATATCTTTTATTCTTTGCTTTTCATCTTTTGGTAATTTAGTCCATTGTTTATGAAGAATGTGATTTAAATTTTGAAAAAGATGATGATACAACTGCTCATTCTCTAATGCAGCCGCAAAAGCAAGAACAAGAGTAAAAGTCTTATTTAAATCCTCCAGATCCCCAACATAATTATCGTCTTTTCCTTGAAGTTCACGACTGATTAATTCAATCTCACCATTAACGCGAACAACTAAAGCACTATCATCAGCATTCAACTTCAATACAAGTTGATCTTTATTATTAGGATCTTTTTTTGGTTTATCTTCGTTTGCCATTTATAATACCTCCACTAGTATTTATAAGTCGAACACACTTGGTGCTTGTGTTTCTTGTTTGCGTTCATTAAATACTTGTTGTAATAATTGATAATTATCGGCGTTTCTTGGTTTTAAAAAGACTGTTTCTAATATCCCTAAATTCTTATATACTTTTGGGGCAAAAGCTTCCTTATATACCTCCATCATATCAGCATGTAATAGCCGATTTGTCATCTTATTATACATCATTTGAAGAAATAAATTATGGAAACCAACCATCATATTAAACTTAATAAAAGAAAGTTTTTCTTCACCCTTTTTATTTGTCTTATATGTATTAAAGAACGAATAACTATCATCCAAATCTTCACAAATTGGACACAAACACGGCAGTTTAAATTTCTTACCAAGCTTAGAATAATCAATCGTGTTTGGCCAGTTCATAGATTCCATACCCGTACCAATAACATATCGTTCTCTAATAAAATATCCACCAAAGACACAAGTACGATTCCAGTATGTTGAATCATATGTCAACTGTATATCAATATCTTGTCTATCCAACATCCTCTGAATAAACTGGAGGTAAATCATAGCCTCATTAGAACTCACACCAAAGATATGAAGATACTTACACTCCTCTCTATCAAACTCACCATTATTTAGTAGAGTTAATATAGCCATTCCAATCAGAGCCAGATTTCCTTTTGAACCACCGAATCCCCAACCCTCAAACTTATACTTGGAAATATGTTTATACCAATTTTCCATATCATCTTTGTTCTCTCCTTGAAGAACATTCAATACATATGCATCTGACTTGGAACGATTCTCATGGTAGTACTTTGCTGAATTAACAGATGATGTTAAACTGAAATCATAATCATATAACTTAGAAAATGCAGGTCTATCTAATATCGGAAAGATATTTCCATTAGCTTCACTCCACTTCAATGCAACTTCATCTGTATATTTCTCTGCATTAACTGTCCCCATAGCCAACTGATAGCCACCAGAGTCTACAAAGATTTTACATTCATCACCAATGTCCAGTTTCTCTCTAAAGTTCTCTTTATTATATTGTGTACCAGCCGAGATTAAAAGATATGGATTATAAAAATATGCATCATACTTTTTATTATAGATTCGTAATGATTTCTTTTGTTTAAAATCTGGTTGATACTTCTTTGCTATTCCCTTATCATCCAATGAATAGAACATAGACATCAAACCATCACTATATGCTGGAATATATATCGCGTCTCTCATAATTTCCCCTTATCAAATAAAGCTGCAATCCAATCCTTGTCCTCTGCACCTCTGTATATTCCCTGTAAAAGTTTTGGTTTTAACTCTGGAAGCCATGGTGCTTCCCAAGGATCATTCTTATAATAATCTTTTGGTATATCTATTTTATTGTTATGAAGTGAAATCCATTTACGAAAACATGGTTTACA